TTTTCCTTACCAATAGATAACAATTCTTTATCTCTACCGTATTCAAGTATGTGTTCTGTCAAATCATATTGAACCTTACCTACATGGCAGACATTTCCAACCCAATAATAATCAAGCTCATATTCTGTGTTGATAAGTTGTAAAACATTTGTGAGGTATTGATTTTCAAAAGAAATTTCTTTTACTTCATCTGTACCATAACCCTCATCGACAACAAGATAGTAACCCTTTTCTGCTTCCGTTTTTCCGTTCGGATTATATAGACCACAATAAGACATAGAGCTATTTACACGTGCTACAAACTCGTAAATATCTCCACCAAACGTAAACTTTGTCTGGTTGCTTCGGTATTTATCTGTCATTTGTGTTGCGGTATCACTCGTAACGACATCAAAGAATAAGGTGTTATCAAGCAACTCTCTGTGGGATGTAAAAGTAAGTTCATGCTTATACTGTCCAGTGCTATTATCCTTACTCGATGAAGGGATTGATGTAATGTAATATCTGTCTCCATCAAACTCTACATACTCATCGTAAGTCCATTCTTTATCTAACGGTGTGGGATAATAAAGGGTTGCTGTTATTGTTGGAGCACCACCCATACGTTTTCTTTCGTTTGTGTATGTTCCAATAGTAGCAACATTGTCGTCTGACGGAAAGTTTTTTATCTCTCCGTTTACTACCCTCTTTATATATAACGTTCCTACTTTCATTCTTCTGTGTTGGCTTGTTGTTCTAATTTAACCTCATTCTCTTTCTGGAGTCTAACCTCTTCGTCCGGGGTTGAAATCGTATTCTTTTCTATACCAGTCTTCGTTGAAATAAGACCACTACCTTTCAATGTACACAACATCTGATTATAGCTCTTTTCATCAAATGGTTGCCACGGCTTAAATGCTGCACTAATTTTCATCTGTTCAAATTCAGTGATAGCATTTTTGTTTTCACCACTTGATACAAGTTGTTTAGCCAAGCCTTCTTTGAATAGTCTTGCATGTTTGCTTACAAAATTCTGCCATTCAATTACAGAGTTAGCTGCATTTTCAATATCAAGTGAACGCGTCATTTGAATAGCCAATCCGCTAATATCACCACTTGACTTTACATCTTTCGGTAATATAAATGTGCACCCTGTTGCAATTTCTATCTGATCGAGAATAGTTTGCATGAAGTCAATCATATTTTGAGGGGAAGGTGGAGCTTTAAATTCTACATTACCTTTCCCATCTAATGTGGTATCTTGCAGTATTATTGATCCGGCAAGTTTCTGTACTTTCTCATTTACCTTTCCTTTGATATATAGTATTCCCCATCCGTGTCGCTTCTGAATAACCGCAAACAAATTGAAGATTATCTCAAAAAGTTCAATTAAATCCTGTCCTTTATCCCATGCAACGGGGCCACGTTTTGTTATTAGGGGACTTTCGGAAAATCCGTGTTCCTCAAAATAAATCAACCCCCATCCTGTTTTCACCTCTCCTGTTTCGGTGTTTACTACCTCACTATCCGAGAAGTGGTAATGATAAGTATCATCATAGGCATCTATATGTCTTACCCCATCTTCTGTTCTGTAATAAACACAATCCAGTAAAGGTTCTCCGTTATCATCTTTGTGTGTGATAATCTGATAACCATCAGCGTAAGAAAACAGACGCGATTTAACCTCGTCCTTTTCGTTCATATATACAAGCAATCCTACATCCCCAAAACTCTGCTGAATATCAACAGCGCGTGTTTCTATTCCGTCTTGATTGCTTTGTTCCCAGTGCCATTTGAAATCTGCGAAGTTTTTCTTTAGTTTGTTTGTCGGATTACTGTCATGTAGTGTAAATACACGCTTGTTGCCGCAAAGAGAAAGGGTTTTCTTTTCCTTGATACGGATTTGCATCGGGAGTCCAAATTTCTTAAATTCGATTTCCTGGTAGCCACCATCTTCAAGCTTTACACAGATGCTTGGTAGATTTTTATCAAAAATAACATCATGACTTTCCGGATCAAGCTCTTTTGCAAAACGTTCTTGACTTACAATAATTTTTTTGTATTGAGGAAGTTTTGCTTCTTTTTTACAGAAGGAATAAACTTCCTTTCCATCATCTGAGTCTTTTATGTAAACACTGCTTACTCCGCGTGTAAATGGTTTTTTAAATAAAAGCATTTGCGGATTTGATAGAAAACTCTTGATAATATCCTGTCTTTTCCTTCCCATACCTTATTCCTCTTTTAGTCCGTAATGTTTCATGCAAGCTTCTTTTGTTGCCCAATAACTACATTCTCTATGTGTATGAGGGCACACAATATCATGTTTCTGTGGTACAACAATTATTCTTTTCTGTTTCATGCTTTCCTCCATGTTAAACTTATCATTCAGTTTTACACGAATGTCAGCCTTCATTTTTATAGCATCTTTCGGTTCTATTCGGTGTTCATCCAACATCTTATCAATAGAATATAGAAGCTTGAAAAGCTCACTCTTATTTTCTTCCTTTGTTACAACCTTTTCAGAAACACCACAAATACCAAATGGCTCTAACGCTGTAATCATAGGTTTAAATATGGCACTATTATATCTTTCATCACCATTTCCTTTTGTGCGATATGCGTATCTATACGCCCTATCCTTATCGTCAAGCGCATTATATAGAATGGCAAAGATTATATCTTTCTCTGTCGCCTTCGGAAACTCTTCTTTGATACTGCTTAGTATCAGATCTATATCGCTATTGTTTAACATATTCTGTTTGTTTAATTCTACTAATACCACAAGGTTTCATCGTATATCGTTTGTCGAACACCTGTATATCTTTCCTCGTAATGGCTTTCATCTGCCAACTGAAAACCATATTCAAGTTCTCTTCCATACTCCATTTCAACACACGGACCCATACGCATGGCGCATGGGTCAAGCAAGTCCATTGAGCGTCCTCTTCCAAGTGTTGCGTTCATTTGTTTTTTTGTTAGCAGTCTTTGTCTTCCGTTAAGCAGGGTAGAAAACCTTACAACGGCACACTCTTCCAAAAATTCATTCTGTACCGTTACTCTGAATTTTAGATTTTGGTGTGTATATGTTTTATTGGCGACTTCATCCGAAAATGAAATATTCCCATCATTTATCATTCTTACAAGCCGCAAATAACATAAATCCTTTGTTGTTGCTGCTGTGTATGCGTATAAGCCTATTGGCTTTGTTGCGGAAAGATAAGGTGTGGCTTCAGGAATGTAGTCATTAAAATATCTTCCGGCTGTTGCATCGTATATAATGTGCGAAGGTGCAATACCACAATTTTGTGCAAACGACATTACTTGCTGTGCGTTTTGCCGCGGTGTGGAATGTGTTACAATTAATATATCGAATACATGAAAGCCGTTCCATGCTAAGGCTATCATATTGTCTGTACCAAAGTCTGCAAGGTCTACCGTTACCCATAATTCCCCATTTTGTTTTGGATCTACAAGAAATACATCTCTTGCTGCTGATGGGCTGATTGGTGCGTTTAGTTCGTCTTCTGGGTCTACGTTAAAGTTTCCCTCAAGAAGTGCTTGCGACATCTTCCCTCCCGATGCTGCAACCGAACCTATATAGTCGGGATTCTTCTCAACAAGCCCTTTGTTGCCTGATAACTTACCTTGATAGAACACAAAGCTCTTGATAAGATTTTCATAAGTAAAGTTACCTCCAACGGCTTTTAATTTGCGCTCTATATCTATACGACACTTTTGGTAGACTTCCGCCTTTGTGTTACCCCATACTACATCTTTTACATCTGGACCATTGACATAGAAGTATCTTACAACACCATCTCTTTCTGGTATTATGAAACCGTCTGGTCCAATATACCAATCAAGAAATATCCTCGTCCAATGACTTCTTTTAGGGTTGAGGGTTGCAAATATCTTTCCGGTAAAAGTCTTACTCTGTCCTCGGTTACGTGTCATAACGTAAGAAAAACCCTCCCATGACATCTCGGTAAGCTCATCTATGGCAATTGCATCGTATTCCCAACCTTTAGCACGCTCTTGTAGCTTATCCATATTAGAGTCATCCAAATAGGTAAGGTCGCAAAATGTACCATTCGGGAATGACACTCTTGGGCTGTCTGACTCTCTCACTCGGATATAATCCGTTCCGTAGATTTGTTTGAATTTTTCCACGAAACCACCTCCGGCTTTTTGGTTTCCCAAACTCCTTCGGCTAATCATACATCTAAAATCCGGGTCTGTCATCAAAGGTTCAGCAAAAGCAAGCACAAGGGCATAACTTTTCCCGCCGCCCGCCGCGCCACCACCGAATACAACATCTACCGATGTGCTCGTGTATGCCTCCTGAAACCCTGGATTAGGTTTGATTATTATATCTTCATTGCGTTCCGTCATACTGCAAAAGTATAAATATATGACCTTATAAGCACCTCTCGTTCCACTCCTTATTTGTCATACGACAAATGCTTGAAGTAAAAATCTTTATCGTTATTTCGTTAAAGTTTACCTTTGCGTAGGTTTTAATTAAAATATCAACAAATGAAGTTTACAAAAGAACAGCTTTTAGACACCCTAAAAGAAAAACTCACAGAAAACGGAAAACACCTTTCCGTTAGCGAGAAAACAATCAAAAGTTTAAGTGATACCCACTATGACCTTTTGACAAATGAAGAGACAGAGTTGAATGATTTGGTCGGCAAGATATTGCCTTTGTATGTTTCTTTAAACGGAAACTACGAAAAAGACAATGCAGACTTTATCAAGAAATGGAAAGAAGAACATCCGGATAATACCCCTAATGACAAAAAGGATGACGCACCGGATAATTCCTCAAAAAAGTTGGAAGCCCTTATAGAAGAAGTCAAGGCTTTAAAGGCGAAAAACGATGAAAACGAAAAAATCAAACTTATCTCTTCAAAGAGAAGTGAGCTGCTTAAAATGTTCAAAGAAAAAGGTATAAAAGATGATAAATGGACTGAAAAGTACATGAATAAACTTTCCTTGACTGAGAACACGGATATTAAGAAAGAGACCGAAGATGCTTTAGATTTTTACAATCTATCTCACTCAAAAGGCGGAATATCTACACCTGACAACCCAGACTCTAACGGTAACGACAATCCTATATCTGCAAAAAGATGGGAAGGTGTAAACAAAGTCCTTAATAGGTGAAAAGTATAATAAATTTTAATATCAAAAATTATGAGTGATTATTATTCAAAACAAGCTTACGGTGGTGCATTTGTCGGCAGAACGCTCATTCAGGCACATGGTAACATCGGAGGACACAAGAATGTCTTTGTTAAGCTCGCCACGAGCGGAAAGAAGGCATTGTGCTACCCTACATCGGGTGGAGTTCTTGTAAATCCATTCCCGGGTCGAGCAAAGATTTATGCCGGAGATATTTGTGAATACACACCAAATCAGGATACATCACATGGCGCAAGTGTGAAAGTGTTAAAGTATTACGAACTGGCAAAAGATGCAACTACTACCGACACTACGTATAAGTTTGTTCGCGATGGTTATCATCACATTCCGTTTGTTGGTGATAATATTATGGTCGGACAAAAAGACTTTACCATAAAAGCTGTTGGTGCTACAATTACAAAGGTTGAAAAAGGTGTAGAAGGTTCTGTTGATGTTTGGAATGTAACAGTATCTGTAACACTTGGAACTCAACAGAAAAAAGGCGATGTGTTCGTTGAAGCAGAAAAGGCTGGTTCAAGCGTTCTTCCAATGGTAACTAATCCAAACGCTTATTCAGACAAAGATGCAGACTTTCTTTACGACCCACGTACTGGTGATACAGATTACGATGGTGCTCTCTATCTGTTTACGCCTGCATTAGCAAACGAGGATACAATCATAGACCTTGTGGCTATTGGAAATCTTCCTCCTGCTGTACTCGCACTCAACAAGAGCCGTGTAAAGAGTTGGTTCTGGTTTAACTAAACAAGCGGACAAAACAACACTATTAAGACTTTAAATTAGACGATTTATGCAGAGATTTGATTTTAACAATACAGATTACGCTCTGTTGTTTAGATCTAAAGATGGCGGAAACGAACTGTTTCAGTCCCTTGTAGACAACACGGAGATACTTAACACAAATGAAAACTGGGCACTCTCACAGGGACGTATCGCAGATGTCCCAACACCAACCGATGATAAAGGTGTTGCAGCATTTCAGATTGAATCATACAAGCTGAAAGCCGCACCTCTTATGGACTTGCGTGCACCTCTTGGTGAATCAAACCAGATGGATGCAGAAGGTTTGGATATTTACACAGCTTCAATTCCGGACTTTATCGCAAGAGGTTGGGTTGAGACCGCAGCGCAGCGTGCTTACAAAGAGAGAATTTTCAATCAGTTTGGCAATTCAGACAGACTGCTTGCTCGTTGGATAGAAGACACCCTCGTTACAGGTTTGAGTTCAGCAAAGGCAACTCTAAACAACATGACGGGACAGTTGGAAACAACAGGTAAGATTGACTATGTAGGACTTGGAGCCGGTGCTTACGCAAGAATCCATAACGCTAATATTCCAGAAGAGAACTTTGAGAAGGCAGGCGAAAAGGTCTGGACTGCTGCTGACTGCAAAATCCTCACACAGATGCGTAAGAAGGAGGACAAGTACCGTGATAGTCGCGGCGGTTACAATGGTCCACTTGTTTGGAAAATGACAAAGAAGTTCTACAACGAAACTTTCTTGCAGAATCAGGAAGTGAGAGACCTTTATGTAACATGGTGTAAGGCTAATTATATCGCCTACGTAGAAGGTATGCCAATCACAAACGAGCAGTTCTTGAAGTCTATTGCGGACATTCAGGGTATTTCTCCAATTGAGATTGTTACGGAGAAAGAACGCAACAAGACACGTACAACCGACACATTTGTACAGGGATGGAAAGATAATATTGTAGTGCTTCGCCCTGCCGGAGATGCGGTAGAGTTTAAGTATACCGATATTCTCGATCGTGAGATGTATTCTAAGTATGGCGCAAAGTCTATCGACTGCACGTTTGCAACTATGCTTAACGGCTTGGTTGTAGCAATGAATACTACTACAGACAATGGTCGCCTACAGGAGTGGCATACAGATGTCATGATGTCTGCTACACCTGCACTTCTATCGTTCACAAACCATGTGATTATAGACACAGCCGTAGCTGGCGACTAAATATAAAAACCGAACAATATCCAATCATTCATTATGGGAATAGCAAAGTTTGATATATTGAACTATCTGAGCGGAATGACAAACTTCGTATTCGACAAGGCGGTTCTTGAACGAATTGCTATCGAGTGCGGAGTCGTAGATGTGGAATCTTACACTGATTTGACAGAAGAGAACAAGGATAGATGCAAGATAATGCTGTTAGAAACAATTGTCTATGGTCCACATCAGACAGCATCCTCTACAAATCAGCATGGTTCATATACTCAAACTTTGGGTTCTCAAAGTATTACTACTGCATCGTTAGAGAATATCAAAGCCGAACTTCGAAGATTATACAACAAGTACAATGAGGAGGAAAAGCTTGAAGCATTAACTAATGGTGATGGTGAAATGACTTGGATAAACGAGCTTGATTATTGATATGTACACAGACAGAAATGCTCTGAAAGAATACGCTTACAAGGGAACGTTTTATAAAAACGAGACAAACACCCCTATTGACGGTAATCTACTTGGAGAAGATAGCGAATTTGAAGATGTTATACTTGTAACCAAGTGTGATATTCAGGAAACAAACAAACTTTTCAACTCAGGTGTTATTACTATGGGGTATACAATATACTTTCCAACACCAACCGACGACGAAGGAAACGAAAAAATACCTGAACATCTAAAGCCTGGTATTCGTTTCCGTGGAGACATGTACGGAATGGCGGTAGAAGGAATGGTGATAGGCGTATATCCAACACAGATGCATGGCTGTGTAGCATACATTAAGGGAACTGATATTTAAGGAAAAGATATGGCAAAGAAACCCCAACAAAGACTATCACGGATTGAGAACTTCTTTTCTATGCTTCTTGCACAGAAAAACCTCTCAAAAAATATAATAGTCGGAGAATTACCCCCGACCACCGATAAAGAATGGGACGATTTTGTGAATGTAGATGTAGGACAACAACAAGACTACGGAGCGTACACGAGTGGATATGCCAACATATATCTTTACGCAAGACCTAAGGGTAGCCCACTAAGAAAGGATATTAAAAACCTTGACAGAATGGAGGGTATTCTTGATGATATAATAGAGAACTCCGACAATGAGAATTATGTTATTCAGGAACTTTATAGGGATTGCGGTTATGATTCTAATAGACAGTTTCATTTTGATATGATTGCCGTTTCGGTTATAGTAAGATAAATCAACATAAAATTAAACGTTTAAACTTTACAATTATGGCAGTAAACAACACAGGTACTAATGCTTACAAGCTTATAAAGCCAAAGTACATCGTAGCTACACTATTCACCGGAAAGGAAACAGACGAAACCTCTCCACTTGGTGATACTTATATTCTTGAAGATGTTGTACGTGATACTACATCTATTTCACAGGATGATAATGAAACGACAGATATTGAGCGTGAAACATCAGATACCCCAATTACATCTATTGTAACGCTTGGTAAATGGCAGTTGTCTTCCGAAGTTGCTGATACCAACGGTACACTTCTCGCTGCACTTTGCGGCTTCACGTACGACTCTAAGGCAAAGAAAGCATACGCACCTTCCGGTTATGAGCAGAAATATGCAAAGATTGCTGTTGCTTTCACAAACCCAAAGGATGCAACAAAGCTCACAGCATTTGTTCTTCCAAAGGTTCAGCTTAGCTCAAAATTGACTATTGAGTCTTTGAACTCAAACTTGGGACGTATCGCACTTGCGGGAACAGCACAGCTTGTAACTGTAAAAGTCCCAGATGGTAGCTCGGGTTCTACTACTAAAAATATTAGTACACCATTCTGGACTGAGGAGGAGTATACTTTACCTACGGCTTAATATCTTTATATTTCTTTCATATATTTTCAAGGGGCGGTGGCTTTATTTGCCGCCAGCCCCTTTTTAATTATACTTATATGGGTAAGCTTTACAATACAATAATAAGCTATATTCTTGACTGCTTGGAAGAAGATGCAAAGCGTATACTTCAAGAATGTGTCGATGAGAGAGAATACGAGCATAGGACAAAAAATCTTTACGACTCGTACGGGTATGGTATTTACCTCAATGGAAGATTAAAGAGAAAAGGTTACTTATCAACATCTCCGCAAGCTACAGAAAAAAAGAAGTGGTACGGAAGAGTTGTGAAGGGACGGACAGAGATAAGTAAATATCTAAGAAGTGGATATTCTCCAGGTAATGGCATAGAATTGATTACCGTTGCAGCAATGCCGTACGCTGAAATCCTCGAAGACGGAAGTGGCAGATTAAAGCGTTCATATAGGGTAATAACAATGTCATTTCAGAAATTGACAGATATTTCGAAAATGTACAATGGTAAAGTTAAAATAATAAGATAAAAATATGGCAATATATAAAGTCGACAAAAGTGGATTAAAAGAGCAAGAGAAAGAGGATGCTAAAATAGCCCCAACATCTTT